CAATGATCAAGTATTTCATATACTGCAACTCTCGCACATTTGATTGCATCGTCTTCCGATAGTGAATGAATCATATCAAAATCTCCATCTACCAATTCAACCGTTTCCGCATTAATAGTGTAAAATTTGGCGATAAGCTCTTCGGCTTTTTCTTTGGGTGTTATATCTGTTTTCATTGTCGGTCTATAAATTCTGCGTAATCTCGTGCATCTTTTTCCGTTTCAAATGTGGCGAGTAATTCTCCAGCGAAGTATACACGCCACTTGCAAATGGAATTAATTGTTGCTTTCACTACCCTTGCTTTTAACATTTTTCAAATCTGTAAATTGGTTCTTGAAAGTTCTTCAAGAGATAATTATAAACGGCAATGACAAACAATAAACAACAAACGGCAGTGGATTCTATCATTGAATTTTGCAAAAAAAGAATGTTTATGGAAGCAAGTGTTCACCAAGTAATCTATTTGTCCCTAATTAAATTTTGTGAAGAACAAGCCAAAGAAATGGATAAAGAGCAAAAGATAAGAGATTTTACAGATGGTTATTTATATCGTGGAGAGCAACTCACACCTTGGTTAATTGACAAATGGTACAACGAAACCTACGGAGGAGGTGAGCAATGAAGATCAGGGTTAAACACAGAAACACGGAAATAGAACTTGAAGACATGAAGACCATCAATCACAATCTTGATATCATCAGTTTGGTCAAAGCAATTTCACAACAGATTCAAGAAATAATCAAGGCAGAAAATGAAAACACCAATTGACCGCTTGGTTGAACACCTACGCACGGAGTTCCCCGATTTGGATATCAGCCCACACCTGATCTTCAACTTCAAACAACTGGAGAAGATGGAACAACAACTGGCATACAATGCCGGGTTTGCATATGCAAAGAAAATGTACAGTGAAAAATCTAACTGATAAACAAGCACTATGTTGGGCAATCGCAATCCTTCGTGATGATATGCGTTGCACCTGGAGACAGATTGCCCAGCGAATGCAATTCAGCGAATGCAAAGTGCGTCACCTTTACACACAAACAAAACCCCTATGAATGTTACCAAAGAACTTGTGAGACAATTGCTTGAGCAATATCCACAGACAAGAGACAACGACAACCTTTTGATGTCAATGATTTGGCGTAAAGAATCAAATCTGTTTAACTTCTTCCATCGTTTGGAATCAGGCAAATTAACACCAGCGGAAACCATCCGCAGATGCCGTCAACGGTTGCAGTTAGATGATCCCGAATTGCGAGGTACGATGTATGAGCTGCGACAAAAACATCAAGCAAAAGTGAAAAAAGAATTGGGATATGCAGGAAATTGACAATCAGTTTTATAAAATCCTTTATGATGAATCACCTGGTAAATATCTAATTCATTTCTATAAAGATAAACAGTATTTTGAGTGCAATCATATAATGCTGGGTGATGATTGTGCTTTTACAAATGTCATTCTTGACAGTTGTCCAACATTTTATAAGGACATTAAATATTGCCCATTTACGGGGTTATTATTTGAAATCGTTGAAGAAAATGACGATGTTGTTATTGCGGAAATTTTATCACTTTATGAAATTGATAATATAAAAAATGTCTTAATAAATCGTGTTAATATACAATCACATTTTGGGATTAATGTCTTGGAGATGTATAAGATTTGGGGTGAGGTATACTCTATTCACGGATCAATGTTTGAGGACAAACCAGGTGAACTTGAATCACAAGTGTTAGAACAAAATCGTGACTTGATTTATGATAAAAGGAAAACCCCAATATCAAATATTTATTTAATGTATGACAACATAACCCAGCATCACAAAATTGGAATATCATCAAAGCCAACGGAGAGATATAAGACATTGATGTCCGATAGAAATAGTTTGGAATTGATTAAATATTTTCAATGCGAATCTCACAAAGAAGCTCGTCAATTAGAAAGAGCTTTGCACGAATATTTCAAAGAATTTCGGGATCTTGGAGAATGGTTTAAGTTGAATCATTTGAGCAACGAAGAAATTTTTACTATTTACTATGAAGTTGCAGATGAATTAATGATTGATATTTGTGATCCTTTAGATTATTAGTATATTTGTATCGTTAACTGGGAGGTAAGAGATCCTGTATGTTAAAAGATATTTGCCCTGTTGAATTAGTCGCACTCTTACTGCACTAATTTGATGGGGCTTTTTTTATGTCAAAAAATAAGAAATCATTCCTACTCTATTGTGATTTAATTCACACGGTAGACCAACTCACAAACGAACAGGCTGGTGATCTGTTCAAGCACATACTACGATATGTGAATGACCAAGAACCACAGACGGACAATGTGATAACTCGCATTGCTTTTGAACCTATCAAGCAATCATTGATGAGAGATTTGGTAAAATACAAATCTATTTGTGAACGGAATTCGGACAATGCAAAGAAGCGATGGGATGCGACCGCATCCGATGGCATACGACCGCTTACCAAAAATGCCGATAGTGATAGTGATAGTGATAGTGATAATGTAAAAGAAGAATACAAACTATCGTTTGATTTGTGGTTGAAGTATAAGAAAGAAAAAAAACAGAAATACACAACAACTGGCATTAAACAACTCATCAAATCTTGTCAGTCAAAATACACACCAAAAGAATTCACGGAGGTCGTTGAACACTCCATCACTCAAAACTATTCAGGTTTATATGCACCAAAAGATTTTGAGAAAAACAAAACAATTGAAATCATTAACAACAAAAACAAATTTAATTTGAAAGATTATGACGAACGAGCTTGAAGAATACATCATCGGTCAATTGCTTTACTACGAACAGACAAGAGCATTATTACCAAGAATTAAACCAGTATGGTTTGAAACAAAACTCTATCAAAGAGTGATTGACTTTATGATGGACAGATATATCCAAAACGAACCCATTGACTATGTGTGTTTGGTTGGGAAGTTTGAAAGAACTGAAGTACAACATCTTGTGACAATTGGTCAAGCCGTTTACTCTATGCCCAATTTAAGCCAATATCTTCCAAAATTGGAACATAGATACTTACAAAAGAATTTCGTTCAGCAAATCTCTTCTATTGATGTCACATTGGATTTGAAAGAGATGCTCACCTTTACACAAACTTTGATTGATAACACCAAGTTCACCACCATAAACGATCCTTTGTCTATTCACAAAGTTGTGGCATCGGCAGTTGATACAATAACCGAATCAATCAAAAGGGGTGACAAGATAACCGGAAAGCAAACTGGATGGCAATCACTTGACAGAGTATTGGGTGGATGGAATCACGGTGATTTGGTTGTGATGGCTGCGAGACCTGGACAAGGAAAGACCGCACTTGCTTTGTCATTGATGTATGAGTTTGGGAAATTGGGTGGTAAGGGTTTATTCATTTCACTTGAGATGTCATCCGAGCAATTGGCGAAAAGATACTTGTCATTGATTTGTGATTTGCCAAACTGGAAGATTCGCAATGCGACATTAAGAGAGAATGAGGTGATTTATATGTGTGATAGTGTGAACAATTCGGTGGTTGAGTTCTTTGTTGATGACGATCCGAATTCATCCATCAATCAAATCAAATCAAAAGCAAAAATCCACAAGGCAAAACACGGATTGGAATTGCTTATCATTGATTACATCCAGTTGATCAAAGGAACAAAGCAAAACAGAGAGCAAGAAATCGCAGAGATATCACGAAACCTGAAATTATTGGCAAAGGAATTGCAAATCACCGTGATTGTTTTGGCACAACTTTCAAGGAAGTGTGAGGAAAGAGCAGATAAAAGACCGATGCTATCCGACATCAGGGAGAGTGGAAGCATTGAACAAGATGCGGATGTTGTGATGTTTCCCTTTAGACCTGATTACTATTCAAAGGAACGCAATGAATCGGAGGATGCTGAACTGATAATCGCAAAGAACAGGCACGGAGAATGTTTCACAATTGAAACCACCTTCATTGGATCACGAACAATGTACAAGGAACGCATATGAGAAAGTATTGGACAAAGGAAGAAGCTGAAGAATTACAACGGTTATATCCAACAACCACTGGGAAAGATTTGGCTTTGCGTTTTGGATGTAATGTCCAGCAGATTTACAACCGTGCAAACAAAATGGGATTACATAAAGATCTTGATTTTTTGCATCAATACTATCGGGAAAACTTCAAAGGACACAAAGCCACTCAATTCAAAAAAGGAATGAAATCCTGGAATAAAGGTCAAAAAGGATTACAGATCGGAGGAGTTGAAACACAATTCAAAAAGGGTAGATTGCCACACAACACCAAGCCGATTGGATTCCGTTCATATCGTGATGGCTACTTGGTGGAAAGAGTTGAGAAAGGATTTGAATTTGTTCACAAACTAATTTGGAAACAACATCACGGAGAAATACCAATGGGAATGTTTGTGGTATTCAAAGACCGAAACAAGAACAACATTTGTATTGAAAACTTGGAAATCATTGACCGAGTGGAACACATCCGGAGAAATCACATCCAAAATCTACCACCAGAATTGAAGGAAGTAGTACATATTAAAAAATCAATCACACGAAAAATTAATCAAATAGAAAAAAATGGCACGAAATAAAATTAACGATCTCCGTGATCACTTATTTGAAACACTGGAACGCCTGAAAGATGGCGACATTGACATCGCAACTGCAAAAGCAATGGCAGATGTTGGACAAGTAATTATCAATTCAGCAAAGATTGAAATTGATTTCATCAAAGCAACTGGATCAACGAAGGATTCAGGATTCATTCGATTAGGCGATGGCAATGAAAAGTTGTTATGAAGATAATTGATAGACGCAGAGACGAGCAACTTGGAACAAAAGCAAAAGGGTTGCCAATGTACAAAGAGTTCATACAACTCGTTGAAAAGGATAAAAGGGTACAATCATACTACAATATGAAAGATATGCTGTTAGATGCGTTCAAATGGGATAAAACGCCACAAGGTCACGAGTATTGGCAATCGGTATATGATTCAATCGTTATTGCAGACCATCCCAAATGTCCCCAGTGCAACACCATCGGCAAGGTAAAATTGCTCAAGACCTTAGACAAGCACAAGTGTAACAAATGTAAAATCACATTCTAATGATCAGCCACTATCAAGAAACCCACAACCTAAAGCAAGAGATTCGCAGATTGCGTTTACCGATTGCAGACATAAACGT